GGAGGCGTCACCCACTTGCACGGAGTCGACGACAGCGGTCAGGGACACCGCGATCTGGTCGCCGGACGGCTCGATCGCGTAGCCGAGAACCGGAATGTCCATGCCGCCGATGCGCAGGGTCCAGGTCTGTTCGGTGGCGTTGAGTTCACCGTCGGCGGGGTCGAGGTGGCCGAGGTTGGCGAGGCGCTGGACGGCGTGGGTGCGCTGGTTGATGGTGCCGGGTGAGGCGGGGCCTCGCTGTGGGATGAGTTGGATGTGCATGTTTCTCCTGTGCGGGGGTGCGGGTTGGGGCGTCGGCGGCCACCCGCACGGGACCGCCGACGCGTTTGTGGGCACGAAAAAAGCGCCACTGGGGCGCTTGAGAGGTGCGGGGTGGGTCAGAGGGTCAGGGTCGAGTCATAGATGTACCTGTATGCCACGTTGCCCGAGGAATCAGGGAAACAGGACACCGTGAAACCGAACGTCGTGGGATCGGTCGACGACCACGTGACGTCCTCCTTCTCGACCACCTGGCCGAGCGGGACCACGATCCGGTACAGGCGCGCGCCGTCGATGCCGTGGAACACCCACGACCGGATGTCCCGGCCGCCAGCCTTCTCCGCGATGGAGACGCCCCACACCTGCTGGGTGAGCGTCGATCCGCCGTGGTACAGGCCGAGCGTCTGGGCGTTCTGTTCCAGGCACGCAAACTTGAACTGCTTGGAATATTGACCGGGCAGCGACGCAGCGAGCGCGTTGCCCTGCCACATATAGACGTCATTGAAGTCCTGCGAGGTGGTCTCGGCGAGACCGTCCTCCGTCAGGGCTCCACAGTCCTTGAAGATCGAGGCGTTCAAGGCCGTGGTGGCGTCCGTCGGGAGCGTCGGATTCGAGACTCCGTACCCGGAAACCGCGACTAGGCCATTGACGTAGGCCCGGATCTTGGTGATATCGACCGCCATGATTCACATCTCCTTCTGGCATGGCGAGGAACCCGGCGGTCGCCGGGCAAGAAAAAACCCGGCACAAGGCCGGGTTGAGAAAAAACGGCTGACGTCAGGAGTTGGCGAGCCTGTAGGCGGTCAGCTTGATGTCCGTGTGGTCCACGTTGCAGTTGAGCGTGGACCCGTAGATGCCGACCGGGAACGGGCCGACCTTCTTCGTCGCCGACGCCGCGAGCGTGACCGTGGGGTTCGTGACCGCCTGGCTGTCGACGGTCGTGCCGATTACGAGCGTCAGGGTCCGAGTCGACGCCCCGGCGTTACGGATCTCCAGCCAGGAAACCCCGTCGTTGTTCATGTAGTGGTTCTGGGTCGCATCGCCGGCAACCTCCGTCGCGGGAACGATGCCTGCCCTATTGATCTCCGTGACCGGCACTTGAACGCGCGGCATGACTACCTCCGAGGAGAAATGGCGCGGCTGCCGCGCCGGAAGAGGGTTGAAAGCCGAGAGGCCAAGACGTTTGCCGCCTTGGCCTCTCGGGTGATTCTTGGATTTAGCCGATCAACATCAGCTGCTCGCCGTCTTCGTTTCGTTTGGCGTCGCGCTTCAGGTAAGCGATCGCCTTGCGCAATTTCTCGATGTCGTCGGCGAAGAACCCAATGCCCACGTTGCAGGGGCTGCACAGCATCCCGCGTAGGCGGCCGGTCTCATGGCAGTGGTCAACGACCAGCTCTGCGTCAGCACGCCCGCATGACTGACAGGTCTTCGAGCTGGAGAAGGCGTACATCTCCACCGGGGTGACGCCGTATTTTTTCGCCCGGTTTGCCGTCCGCTCGCAGGGGTTCGAGCAATACATCGTTCCGTAAATTGCAAGCTCGGGCAGCGGTGTCGCACAGACCACGCATGCCAACTCACCCCCGTCGGCACGGATGGCATAGCGGCGACGACAGACGATCGAGCAGAATTTGAGCTTGCGCCCTACCGGCTTGTTGCACTGGAAGCACTTACCGTCCGTCCGGCGGACGTGAACGGTGTTTTCGTCGCCGTGTCGCCACTTGCGGATGTAGTGCTGCTCGCAGAAGGCCGCTCCGGGTGTGCGCTTTGGCTTCTCGCAGCCCTCGACGTCGCACGGTCCGCATCGCGCCTTCATCGCCTTGATGTTCGCTTCCTTGCCGGAAGCTCGGCACGTGGGTGAGCAGTAGGCGGTGTGGCGGTTCGTGGTCTCGTCGCCGAACTTTTCGCCGCAGTGCTTGCAGGTGGGGAGTGGCCTGGCCTTTGCGGCTGCGCGCTTGCCCTGGCAATCGTCGCAGCGTCTAGTCCATCCGGCCCGTTTAGGCTCGGGCTGTGGGTAACTGGCAGCGCAATCTCTGCACGTCAGCTCTTGCGCTGCCCTGACCTGGCGGCCCGCTTCGGTCTTGCGCTTCTTGATACAGACCCCACAGCGCTTACGCACCGTGGCTCCAGCGCCGACAGGCGAGACGAGTTCGCCACAGTCGGAGCACGAGATTTGCTGGACGACGAGGTTCGTGGTTCCGAACTTCCTCATCCGCCAGAGGTGCTTGGCGCACAGCGGCTTCGGGGTCAGGGTGCTGGCATTTGACTGACACTCATCTTCAGTGCAGGTGCCGAAGAGGTCGTCGCGCCCTTTGCAGTTGGGGCAGTACTTGGGTAACGGCCCGCGCTGGACGATGCGTTCGAAGCCGCTCTGGCAGTGCTGGCAGGTCACGGTGATGGTACGTTCAGACACGTCGTTTCTGCTCCTGAGTTAGATTCAGTGAGTCGGAATCGGCGGCCCCGGTCAGCGCTGGAATCGCTGGCTGGGGCACCTTTCTTTCCGGGTCAAATTCTACCGGAATTACTTGCGGAGATCATTCCCCGATCGGCTTAAACAACCCCGTGCAGCACGACCCGATAGGCGGCAGTCCGCCGGTAAACCCCGTTTGTGCTTGGCGTCCATAGGGGTGCGGTCTGCACGGATGTTGTGGTCACAAAAATGTTGCCGGGTAGCGTCGCGTGCGGCAGCTCGAACGTCATGACCCCCCACAGCGCGTGTGCTTCTTCCCGCGCTGTTTCCGCTTTGGCGGAGTAGGTGTCGAAGTCGAGTAGTACGTCGTCCAGGGTGAGGGCGAGTCCGCCGAATCCTTGGCCGCGTTGGATGTGGGTGATGGGGGCTTTGGCCCACGAGTTGGCCGGCAGGTGCGGGTCGGCCCGGACGTGGTGTCCGCGTGCTTTGAGCCAGCCGGTGATCAACAGTTCCGGGTCGGCGTAGCTGGTCACAGTCGTCCTGCTTTGCGCAGGGCGTTGCGGAGGATGTGGTAGGCGGGCGTGCCGGGGTGGTCGACCTTCCGTACCGGGTGGCGTGCTCCTGCCCAGTACAGGGCGTTTTTGCCGCCGTTGTCTCGGCCTTTTGCCTCGATTACGTGGCGCGGCGAGCCGAACTCGAGGAGTTTGGCTTTCCAGTCGATGTTGACGACTTGGACGGCGGCTTTGCCTCGTACTCGGGTGCGGATTTTCCGAAACCCGCGCCCGTAGTCCCCGCTTTTCCGGTGGGGTTCGTAGAGGGCTTGGGCGGTTTTGATGACGCGGTCGGCGCGGCGTTCGAGTTCGCGGTATACGCCGTTTGAACGTCCGGCCGCGCGTACTCCGGAACCATTCGCCTTAAATGTGATCTTGACTTGGGCCATGGCACGTCACCGCCGTTCCAGACAAGGCGTGTGCGTGCGAGTCGAGATCGGCCGCTGTGGGATACTTGCGGGACATCTAAACAACAAAAACCCCGGCGACGGCCAAGGCCGAGAACCAGGAGTGCTAGCAACGCTCCTGCGCCGGGGGGACGCCCCTAGGAGGCATCCAGTGGTAATTGTCCCACGCCCGAGGTCTGTCCACGGGTCAACCGGGCGGTGCGCATGAGCATCGACCTCAACAAGGCCATCTACGTGCCCGGACAGCGGGCCGCAGCACCCGAGGAGTCTGGGCCCTCGACCGAAGCTCTCGCGGGATGGGAACGCCTGCTGATCGGATACGTCCTCGACCCCGCGAACACTGACACCGTCGGCAACGTGATCGCACAGTCCGACCCTGGCGACTTCCTGATCCCGGCGCACGAGATCGTGTTCAGGGCAGCAGTCGAGTTCGCAGGCAAGCCGGACATTCGCACGCTCGTGATCGAGCGGCTGATCGACCTGAATCCGCGAGCCCTCGGCGGCTTGAACGGCGACATCACCGTCTACCTGATGGACTGCGTGGAGCAGGCGCGCGGATTCTCCGAGCGCGAGTTCGGCTACTACGCCGGGAAGGTTCGCGAGGCGCGCATCGTCCGGGAGGGCCGCACGCTGGCCCGGCTACTCGACGACGCGATCGTGTCCGGCAACATCGACACGGCGTGGGAGGCGTACGGCCAGCTCGGCAGCATCCTAGACGGTCGCCCGAGTGCCGCGCCTGACCGTGAGCACGCGGACCATCAGGCCCTTGTCCGCGACCGGCTGCGTTACCGGCGGGCGGACGACGAGGCGCGGGAGTTGTTCGCGAACGAGCAGCACGCTAAGTCGTGGTCTCCGCCGGAGGAGTTTGGTTCGCTCGCGGACGAGTTGGCGATCCCGGAGCCCGAGGTGAGTTTTCGGTTCAAGGGGATGCTCGGTGCGGGGCACAACGCGCTGCTGGTCGCGACCCGCAAGGCAGGCAAGACGACCATGGTCAATCACGCGCTGCGGTGCCTCGCTGACGGAGAGCCGTTCCTCGGCAGGTTCGAGACAACGCCAGTTGACGGTCGGATCGCAGTGTTCAACTACGAGGTCGGCGCGGAGCAGTACCGGAAGTGGCTACGCGATGTCGGCATCCGCAACACGGAGAAGGTGTCGTTGCTGCATCTGCGTGGCAAGCGGCTCCCGATCGGCGACCCGCGCGTCCGGGAGTGGATCGTGAAGTGGCTACGCGCCCGGGACATCAAGGTGTGGGTGCTGGACCCGTACCCGCGAGCGGCGGTCGGGACGGTCGCCGACGGCAACGCCGAGATGCAGGTGGGCACGTTCCTGGATCACCTGGATGTGATCAAGGCGGAGTCAGGCGTCGAGGAACTGATCATGCCCGCGCACACGCCGAAAGCGAAGGTCGAGTCCGGCGATGAGTCGGCGTCCGGATCGCAGCGGCTGGAGGGCTGGCCGGACACGCTCTGGTATCTCACCAAGGACGAGGCGGACTGCCGGTTCCTGCGCGCAGAGGGCCGAGATGTCGACGTCGCCGAGGAGTTGCTGACCTACGAGAAGGCGAACCGGTCGCTGCGGCTGGGCGGCTGGGACCGCAAGACCGTGGCGAAGAACCGCGACGTCGAGATGCTGCGGGAGTTCGTCCGCGACAACCCGGGCTGTACCCAGAACGCGATCGAGACCGCTTGCGGCTGGGGGCCGTCGCGAACCAAGAGGACTGCTGACGTGTCCGGCGTCCGAAAGGAGCCTGGTCCGTCGAGGTCGGTACTGCACTATCTGACCTGAGTGCTCCAAGTGCTCCAGAGCACCGCAGAGCACGGAGCAGGTAGTGGTGCTCCGCCTTAAGGGGCGGAGCAGAGCACTACTACTGGCCGTTCCCGGCGAAGCAGCCTTCCTCCGGGAGGAAGCGGGAAGAAGCCGGGAGGAAGGAGGATCGACCCGCCTGCAGGAAGGTCGCAGGAATCAGGAAGGCGAGAGAGGAAGATCATGGGCTACGACGAGGAAGTGCCGTTCATCCCGCAGGGCTACCCGCTGTTCGCCCTGTTCGACAAGGACGAGTGGCACGACCACTCAAGCGGCGACGGCGAGGGCGACTGCGGAAGCCCCTCCGTCTGCGCTGTCATCGGCTGGTACAACGGCTCGCCGATGCTGCACGACCTGGACGTCAAGGACCACCCGGACGGCGGACTCTTCTGGCCCGTGGGCGGTGAATACCTGTTGAGCCACGAGCTCCCCGACAAGCTGAAGCAGGAGTCCTTCGCGACAAACCGGTGCAACCACGTCCGGATGATCGAGGAGTACGTCCAGCGCCGAAACGGCGGACACGTCGCAGCCTGAAGATCAAAGACGCACCGACGGCGAGGTAGGCGACGAGCCCAGGCCGTCCCTACCTCGCCGTCGGTGCGCAGTTAGCTTGTAGAGCAACCCCGCACGAAGGAGAAGCGAATGTCTGACAAGGTGCCGAACCTGGACCATATCGACCCCGCCGCTCTCGTGGCCGCCTTGGTCGAGTCCAGTTTCACTGTGATCGGGGGCCGCGACGGCTCGTATGTCCGCCTGAAGCGGCCGGACAGGTGGAATGTGGGCGCGTCCCTGATTGTCCCGTGCGATAGAGCTGCGGCCGACTACACCGACCTGATGGCGGCGTTGCTGAACGAGTTGTGCGACTTGGCCGTGGCGGGCAAGCAGGCTGTGTCGGTGCTCGATGCGATGCACCGCCGGTTCGATGCGGGCTGGTCGGATGAGGAGATCACGGGCTGGGCTTTGGAGGGCTGATGCCCCGCATGCCCGCCCGCGTGTCCCCGCCGTGGTGCCCGCACTGCAACGCTTCTCCTGGCCCGGATTGCCCGGACGTGGGGCTGAAGCCGCGTCAGGTTCGGCGAAGGCTGAGGGACGCGCTGAAAAGGGCACCGGAGGATCAGTGAGCAACCTTGAGGAGGAGTCGATGCCGACACCCGGCAATGTGTGGATTATGCCCGTGGGCGCCGACGACATCGTCCCGGTCACCGACACGGTGATCTCGTTCGAGCACGACGGCCGACTGCATCTCGCCGAGTCGGTCGGCACGGTGACGGTGGATGGTGTCCGGTTCGAGATGGAGACGGAATGCGAGAGCTGATCGATTTCCTGACTGCGCGGCTCGCCGACGACGAACGCAAGATCGGCGGGATGGAGCGGGAGATGGAACGCGCCCGGACCGCCCCGGCCTTCCAGCATCATCCGCCGGACTGGCTGGCGGGCGTCGACATCTTCGTCAGCCCGGCACGTTGGCGGGCCGAGGTGGAGTTGAAGCGGCAGATGCTCGCTGATCACGCCCCGGTCGCCGACGGCTCGCAGAGCAGTTGGAAGTGGTTCCTCGGCTCCGAATCGGAGTCGTCGCGGATCCTGCTCCAGCTAGCCCAGCCGTACGCCGGCCACCCGGGATGGCGGGGCGAGTGGCGGCTCTAGGAACGCCGGCTCACTCCTGCCGCGCAATCGCCGCGTTGGCCCAGAACATTGCTTCCTCGATCTTCGTGAGGGCGAGGGCTGCTTCCCGGCCGTCGGGCATCATCTTGTCGAGCTCGTAGGCGAGGTTGCCGCACATGCCACGCACTCGGTCGTGGGCGTCGCGGGTGGTCTCGTCTTTGGGGGCGTGGTAGCGGAAGCGGTTGTCGAGGTCGGCGGGGTCGATGGGCATGCGGGTTCCTTCGCGGGTTAGCGGGTTGGCTGGTCAGAAGTAGCGGGGGTCGTCGTAGCGGGGGTCGGGTAGCGGGAAGCTCCACACAGGTAGGACAGTGTCGATGGTTTCCGGGTCGCCGTCACCCGCGTTGGCGAGCTCGTTCGACACGAGCAACCCGGCCAGGATGTCGCCCATCCGCTTCTCAAGATCGTTGGCGCGTTGAAGCGACTCGTCGTCGTTCGGCCAACTTCGCTCCACAGCCGCCGCGCTGGCCAGTGTGGCGACTACCCTGGCCGCCCCCTGAGACGACACGTGAACGGGCGCGAGACGCGCTCCTACCCAGGCGCACGCGTCCGCTATCAGGCTCTCCACCTGCGTGGCGGTGGGGCGAGTGGTCGAGTCGAACGTAAACGTGTACTGGTCTTCGGCTTCGGTAACCGCATCCGACACCACCAACGTCCGATGCGGCACATACGCGGCCACCTGCGTGACAGTCGGGGACCATACCGGATCAGCCACGGTCACCCCCCAGGAGTAGATGAGTGCGCACAGGTATCGCGCGTCCGGGGTCGGATGATCGGCCGAGCAGCGCCACCAGCGGCAGGGGTCAGACGTTGGGCACCCCGGTGGTCGTGGTGGTACCGGACCGGCGCGGCCGCCACCATCCGGTGCCGGTCCGGTGGATCGAGCCCAAGCTCCATGAGCCAAACCAGCCAGCTGGCTGTGAGCCCGGCGAAAAACCGCCGCGCAATCGTCATCACCGCAGTGATCACTCTTGCCGCGTTCGGGCCCTACTTGACGGGCAGCATCAGAACCGAGCAGGTGGCGATTTACGGCTACGTCGTAGTCCTGGCTGCCATCGGGTGGGTTCGGTATCGACCAAACCTTTACGGCGGCGGCGTGGCCGCGCTCTGGATAATTATGCTGGTTATATCGGTGATCGGCGTTGTCGCGCCTGTGGCTAATACCAGCCCATACCAATTCGGGCGACCGCTCGCCGGAATCGATAATCTTCTTGGGCCGATCGCTATCCTGGCCATCACCTGGGCACTAACCGGTTCAACGGCAAACAACGAAACCATCGTCCGTACCGTTTGCGGCATCACGGTTTGGGCTATGGCCGCCAATACCGCCCTGGAGATCTGGGCTGTGGCTGGCGGACATATTGACCTTTCGTCATGGCATGGTCCGCAGACCCTAGCCCTAACCAGTGCAGAGCGGCTGGAAGTCATGGGGCGCTTCTGCGGCATCTTCTCCCAGCCAACCGACGCTGGGCTTCTCTTTTCGATCGCCGTAGTCGCCGTAGTGCATCTCTACCGCCAGCGTCCCTGGCTTCTCGTGCCAGTCATGATCATTCTTGCCGTGGGAGGCATCCTCACCGTCTCCAAGACATTCTTGTTTGTGGGACTCCCCGTCGGCATCTACCAGATGATCAAGGTGCGAGGGAACCGAAAGTCCCGTGCCGTGGCGGCGATCGTGACTCTCCTGACCGGTGGGGCGCTGGCGCAAACAAGCATCCTCCCCGCGTGGAGCGGCGAAGACTATCTATTGCGACTTTTCACCATGGATGGATCGCTCGAACTCTTCACAGCTGGACGCTACGGCTCAGAGTCATCACTCAGCGGGGCAGTAGACGCAGTCATGTCCATTGCGCCATTTGGTGGAGTTGGAGCTCAGGGCTTGGCGGTCGCCTACGACAGCGGTCCCGTCGAGGCGCTCGTGATGGCTGGCCTGGTCGGCGTCGTCTGCTATGTCGGCATCACCCTCCTCATCGTTAGAGCGGCCTGGAAGAGCGCGCCGGAATTCCGACGCCTGGCGACAGGGCTTGGCTTGATAGCGGCGGCGGCTAGCGCGGGAGCGCCAGCGTTGACCGCTAACCGAGCCGGGACAATACTCTGGCTAATTCTGGGCCTGACTGCGCTATCAAGCCGGAGCGATCGTCGTGATGGTCCCTGACGAGCCCACGAACCTGAGCGTGCCGCCGTGCGCGTAGAGCACGCCCCCCGAAGTAGGGGCCGACGGAGGTGCTGAGACATCGGCCATCTGCAGAGATGACCCGCCAACGATGACACCATCCGTGAAAGTCGGCACCTGTGTACTGGTGGCCGTCTGGAAATTTTTCGTCCAGATCGGCACCCGGTCCGTTACCAGTCCGCTCGAGTCGAGCTGCGAGTAGTTGACCACCACGACCGATACCGGTGTTGTTGTGCCGGCCGAAACGAACAGGCTGCTTACGGCGCTGCGGGTGAGCAGCCCGGTTGCCGTCACCTGTGCTGAGCGGGTAGCCGCGTTGGAAACGTAGATGACCGGGCTGGCTGCCTGCTGTCCAACACGGATGTTCTCCAGGGTCACCGCCCCGCTGTAGCCGATCTTGATGAATCGACCGTCGGCGTTGAGCATGCCGGCCTCGAACAGGATGTCGCGCAAGGCGACGACAGAGGGATATGATGCCCCGCCCGCCTGTTCAAACAGCCGCTGAGACTGCTCAGACCGAATCCCTTGAAGGTTCACATGGTGCGCACCAACGTGCCGCACGTCGACCTCGGCCGCCCCGACGTCACCGCCAATGATGTTGACGTTGGTTCCGTTAGCGGAGTAGTTGTACCGGTTCGCCGACGGGTGGCAGTCGTTGTACCCGTGGTTGAGAACGTTGCCGCTGGTGCCGTTGCCGGACATGAAACCGACTTGCCACCAGGTAGTCTCGCCGGCCGTCCACTGCCCCTGTGCGAAGCAGTGATCGACCTGCACGTTGTCCATCTGGCGGCCCGCGGTGGCGTCACCCAACGCAAACGCATTGACGTATTTGAGGTTGCGGACCATGATGTTGCGCAGCGTGTTGCCGGTGGTCGACCGCGACGAGAGGGTGTTGTCCCAGTTCATGCCGATCGCGGAGGTCACCGTGTCGGTCGCGGTGGCGCCCTTGATGGTGAAGTCCCGGAACTGCCCGACGTAGCTGCCGTTGATGTCGAGCGCATAGGTGAGCGCTCCGGAAACCGACAGGAAGGTTTCCTCGCCGTCGCCGAACAGATGGAAGCCGGCTACTGAGTAGACCTTGAGCGGGGCCGTGATCTTGTACGTGCCCCGCGGGAGGTAGACCGGCTTGACCGCCGACCGGGTAACGGCCGCGCCGCCGGCCACCGTGCCGCCGACGCTGGCGTCGATTGCGGCCTGAATGGCCGCGGCGTCGTCCGCGGTGCCGTTGCCGACAGCGCCGTAGTCCTTGACGTTCAGAACAAGGTCGCCCTTGCCGACCTTGCCAGCGAGTCCCGGCACGGTCGGTGCTGTCGCTGTCCCGCCCAGGTCCCCGGCCAACTGGAGAACACCCTTGGCGCCCGTCGTGGCGTCGCTGACGGTCCCCGAACCCGCGGCGGGCACGTAGCCGTAGTTGGGTCGTGTCAAGATCCGTACACCCCCACCGTCGGAGTGCCGGAACTGCGGAGCCGGACCACGGTAGGCCCGCCACCGGACTCATCCCGGACGGTCTTCGCAGGCAGCGTGGAGCTGACGGCGTGGTTGCCGTCGGTCAATGTCGACGTCGTGATGGCGGTGTTGGTCGTGTTGAATTGGGTGACCGCCGGGTTGGCGATCAACACCACCTCCACCGCCCCGTAGTTCGCGGCCAATGTCAGCGTCGTGTCCGTGTCCGCGACAAGCGTCACGTACGCCGGGTTTTGTGTGGCGGTCGGCATCCCGCCTCCTCTCTAGGAAGTGCGGAACGCAAGAACCTGCAAAACGGCGCCGACCGCGACAGCGACCAGCGGCGCCCGAACCAACACCACAACCTGGGTGGCGGTCTGCGACACCACACCACCGACTTGCAGCGCCCCGAGTAGGGTCGCCGAGCCCAACAGGACCGGCAACGGCTGAAACGACGTGGTGCCCATGTCTTTCGACAAGGTCACCGTGACCTGAGCGGACGCACCCAACGACAACGCCGGAACAGCCGCCGTGCCGAAACCCGGCCGTAGCGACTCCACCAACGCCGTCAACGACGCCAAATTGAAGTCCATCGCAGCGGACGCATCCTGCGCCATCTTCCGGGCGATCGTGTCGTACCCGTACCCCTGGCCCTGCCCCATCGGACCCATCGGCGTTGTCAATACTCACCCCCGGGCAGGAGGCGGGGCGCCGGCCCGTTCGGGGGAAACCGGCGCCCACGATCTCAGGACTGCTGCTCGGCCAGCTTCTGAAGCTCCGCCTTGGTGGCGGAAGCGACGTCCGCGTAGTTGCTGCCGCGCGACACCAGGTACTCCACCCACACCGCCTGCGAGCTGCGCCCGTCCGGGCCGTCCTCGAGCTCGGCCAGCTTCGCCTGCGCCGCCGCGCGCCTCTCCGCCAGATCGGCGTCAGCCCGAACCTTGTCCGCAGCCTCCCGCTCCGCCTGAAGCTGCTCCTGCGACTTCTCCACCGGCGTCGACGTGATGCCCCCCGGGACCGGATTGTCGTAGGCGCCCGACGGGATACCCGCTGCGTCCAGACCGCCCGTAGCCTCGCCGCCGACCTTCGCCACGTAGCCGTTATTCAGCAGATGCTCCAAGTTGGGAGTGTCCGCCGCGACGAGCGCACCCTTCTCGAACAGCCGCCACGACTTACCGGCCGAGTCCACCGTCATCGCGTAGGCGCACTCGGCGATCACCTGATAGCGGGTCTCAGTCATCAGCCCAGGCTCCCCGTGCCGGTGATCTCGATCCCGGCCGCCGGTTCCGTCACCATCGGCGCGGTGATACGGCGGGCCTGGATGTCCCAGGCGTCGCGGGCATCGATGCGGATCACCTTGAACTGGAGGCCGTTGTCCATGGTGGCGTAGCCCGGGTCGACCTCGTCCTCGTTGGCCATGCCGCCGAGTTCCTGGTCGTCGTACACCCACACACTGTCCCGCGGGAGGTTGCCGACCGAGGTGGTCACGATCCGGTACCGGCCCAGGTACTCGATCTTCCCGCCGTAGATCGGGTTCGTGGAGTCCTCCCGGCGACGCAGCGCCGCGATCGCCGGGTCGGTGACCAGCATCGCGTACTTCGTCGTCGACATGAGCAGCGTGTTCGGCATGTAGCCCATGTTCAGGTCGACGATCTTCGCGGCGGCCTTCTCGACGTCGCGGAACAGCAGCGCCGACGTCTGGTCCCAGGCGGTTGCGGCACCCGAGGTGTTGGTCACCAGCGAGCCCATCGCCGACGTGGTGAGCTTGTCGATCTTGCTGATGATGGTGTTCGCGGCCTTACGCAGCGACCGGTTCACCTCATCACCGGCGTACACCGACCGCTTGATCTTCTCATCGGTCAGCGGGGTCGCCTCACCCCACTTGGACACCTTGACGAGCATCGCGGTGCCGTCCGCCGGGCTGTCCCGCGGATACTCGCCGCCCGGCGCGATCGACTCGATCGGCCGCGGGTTCACGATCGCCTCACCGGTCTCCGCCATTGCGGCACCACCGTTGGAACGGATCTTGCGGGTCAGGACCTGGTCCGAGATGAACCGAAGGTCCGGAATCCCGCGCAGACGGCGCGTCAGCATCGACGGGGACTTCAGGAGGCGGTCGACCGCCAGCAGGTTGCCGGTCAGCGTCGCCGCTGCGGCAGGATATGCGCCCGGCATACGGGGTCACCTTTCAGGAACGCCCGGTTGCCGGGCACGCGAAAAAGGCCCGGCACGCGGAATGCGTGGGGCCTCGAGAGGACAGGGGAGGGGTGACGCGGAGGGAGTTAGATCTCCATCCACTCGACCAAGGCCGTGTCGGCCGCGGTCGTCAGGGCGATACCGACGTTCGTCAGACCGGACGCCGCGGAAGCGACCGTGCCCGCCGCGCCGGTGTCCACCCGCGCCCCAGCGGTGATCGCACCCGACGCCGTGGAAATGTGGACCTTTCCGCGGGGGAAGAACGACACCCGGTCACCGTTGACAGCGTCGAACGCGGCCACGCCGACGAAGTTCGCCGCAGAGGCGCCGGCCGGTCCGACCGTGCCGTTGCCGGACACGATCAGGGTCTGGCCACCGGTGATGGTCGCCGACGCCGAACCGGTGACGACGTCGGTGTAGAGGAACTTCGGTTCGTACGCGCCCATGCTCAGACCGCCTTCGCGTTCGGGCCGTCGAGGATGGCGGTCAGCTCATCCCAGTCGGTGTCGCTGCCCGCGCCGGGTTCGGCGGGGCCGGTGTGACCGGACGCCATGACCGGCACCTTCGCGCCGACCGCGATCGAGGCGAGCACGCGGGTGATCGCCCGGGGTGCCTCGTCGTAGTCGGACTCCCACTGCTCGCGCTCGGCGGGGGAGAACTTGCCGAGTCGCATCGCCTCGTCCAGCACGGAAGCCTTGACGGTGGCGGCCTTCTCGGCTTCGGCGGCGGCGAGCTGGGTGGACATGGTTTGCACCTGCGACGCCAGGACGGTGACTTCCTTGCGGAGTTCGTCCTTCTCGGCTTCGGTGGCGGCCGACGCGGCGACCATCTCCGGAGTCGGTGTGGGGGTGTCGGCCTTGGCCTTCAGCGCGTCGATCGCCGCGAGTGCGGCGGTCTCGTCGGCGTCGTCGGCGAGGCCGAGCCGCGAGCGCATGTCTTCGCTCAGGGACACAGGGTCCTCCTCAGGTTGATTTACTGGCTCCGGCTCGGCGGCCGGGAGTTGGGGTGCCGCGGTCTGCGGCGTTGCAGGCAGCCCGGCCTGCGCGGGTTGACCCACTTGTGCAGGCGGCGCGGGTGGCGTGGTGGGCGGCGCTGGTGGATCGGTGTGCACCGGCAGGGCAGGCGCATCGGTCACCCCGGTCGAGGCGGTGACGTGCTGGTTGGGGGTGTGACCGAAGTGGTCGATGTACCAGCGGCTAGCGATCCGCTTCGCTTTCTCGACGTTCTTGACCTTGCCGAGGATGAGCTTGTACAGCGTTCGCCACGGGTGCGGTTTGTCCGCCCAGCGGTGGAGCCCGTCGCCTAGCCAGTACCGCTTCAACTCGTCGTCGCCCGCAGCAGCAGCAACCAGCTCCGCGTCGGGATAGTCGGGCACCTCGTTGTCGGCGACGTCGATGAGCGGGATGTCGATGTGCTGTCCGGCGATGGATATCCGTATCCGGTCGAACTCGACAGGCCCCACCCGATCCGCGAGCTTCGGGAGTAACGACAGGTCGTCGGAGAACATCGCGGTGATGTGCGCGTGCCACGGCTGGTGCTGTTCACCCGAGCCGACACCGGCGACCGCGGCAGCGACCATGTCGTGTACGGCTGAGATGAGGTCCCCGGACAGGCCCCACACGAGGCATGTGGACCGGTCGCGGGCATCCGGTGGTGTGTTGTCGGACGGCGGGTTGAACACAGAAACTGAGAAGATGTCCGCGTCCACGACCGGCATGCCGTTGACCGCAGCCGACACGGCGTCGATGACGTCCTGCTGACCGGCGGCCCCGAGCGTTTCCGCGTCACCGAGGTAGGCGAGGGTGCAGTGCAGCTCGTCGGCCGGTTCGCCGCCGTCAACAGCCAGGCGGTCGGCGTCTGCCGCGGTGGGGACGAGGGTGACGACGATGCTGGTGCGCTGCGGTTCGTCGGCTGCGGCAGCCGCAACCTCGGCGGGCTGCACCGCACGGCCCAGCAGGGCCGCCAGCTTGCGCAGATCACCGGACTCCAGCGGCTCCTCCGCCGCATCCGCGATCGACCACTCCCGGCCCGCGTTCTTCGGCCGAACCGCCATGTAGTAGCGAGGCCCCGACTCGGTCATCACCGCCTCATAGGCGACATCACCCCAGGCCGTGCCCGGAATGATCCCGTCAGTCAGGTGAGCATCATCGACGAAAGCGGCCTGCTCGTCGCTGAGCCGGGCCCGATCCGCGTTCACCGCCGCGAGTTCCGCAGCGTCGCTGGCGGTCAGCGGCTTGGACACCGCAGTGAGCTGCGCCCGCTGCGCCACCAGAGCGGCCCGCTCAGCGAGCAGCCCATCAGCCCTGCCCTGGTCCTGCTCGAACAGCATCGGCCAAATCGAATCCAGGCCGTTGCCCGGCGTCGACAGTTCCCGCTTGCGGGCCACCTGGGTGGCGCTGAGGTTGAAACCGCGACTGCGGAGATCGCTCAGCTCCTGCACCTCGGCGGGGGTGTGGCCCCACATGATGGCGCGCTGCTCCAACTGGAGTGCGGCCACCGCGGCAGTGTCACCGGTGGCGCGTTTCGCGGCGATCTGACTGTCGATGTCGGTCATACGCTGCCGGTCGGCCAGGTCGGGCAGGTCCCCGATGCGGCGCTGCTGGTTCGCGTCGACCGACGTCAGCTTCCGGTCGACTTCCGGTAGTGCCCGGTCGATGCGTTCCAGCTCTTTCGCGTCGGCCTTGGTCAAATTCGGGTACTGGCGGTTGACCAGGTCCCGTTCCCGGGCGGACAACTCCTTGTCCCGCTTCTCGAGGGACTTCAGGTGGGCTTTGCCCTGGTCGCCCCAGTCGAGCATGTCCGGTAGGGCTGCCCGTAGCGCGGCCACGCCGTCGCTGTCGAGGACGGCGGTGGAGCCCTTGTTCGAGGCACGCCACGAGCTGATGTCGTCGGGTGCGATGTTCACGCCGAGGCGGACGGAAGGACCGGCCTGCCCGTTGATGGCGGCCACGGCGATGCCGGCGCTTCTGACCGATCCTGTTCCGGTGAGGGTTTCGCCGCGGCCGAGGGTGATCCGGCCGTCGAGTTTGAGGGCGTCCTTGAGCGGTCCGCCTTTGGCGGCGGGCAGGTCGGGTGCGTTGCCGCTGCTGGTGTGGGCGAATTTTCCGTCCCCATCGCGGTGGATTTTGTGTTCGTCGAAGGCGTGCCGGCCCGCCATGATGGTCACCTGGACGTGCTGGGCGCCCTCCGGCACTTCCGGCGCACCGGCCGCGACACCGAGCATCGCCGGCAAGTCATTCAGGTTGCGGATCGTCTTCACCGCGGGTGGGGTGACACCGAGCAGGGCGACCGCTGTCAGCACGAAACGGTGGGTGTGGCCCTCCGAGCAGGTGTGCCGGTAGTTGCCCTCCACCGAGCGGGACGGATAGGCGGCTGCCTGCACCGAGTCGAGCCACGGCAGGGTCACCTGGTCGCCGAGCAGGGTGTGCCCACCGTCGGCGACGCGCAGGTTCTCGAACCAGCCGAAGGCGGGCTCGCCGTCGAACCGGCTGTCGACGTGTCCGAGTTTGATGATCGGCTTCGCGATGGCAGGGCATGCTTGGGCGTCCACGGCGGACGCCAAGTCCTCCGGGGTGGGCTCCCACGAGCCGGACATGGCGGCCCACCGGCCTGTTTTCACAAGCTCGATGCCGTTGCGGCGGGCAAGGTCGACCGGCACGGCCGCCTCCTTTCCGGGGGGCGGCGCGTACGCCTAGGTCACCAATGGGGGAGCAGGTAGCCGCGGCAGCGACCAC